CGTACTTCGCATGCCCCATTGCTGTTCAGCGCCGATTTCCGTTCGTCCTAGTGGTTTCGCCCAAGGGGATGTACGCTCGTGATGATGATCCGGAGATGATCGATCCGTCGAAGTTGCCGCCGATTTTGGATGATTGGCCGAGCTTTTGGAACATTCGCGTGGAACGGGTTGTGGCTTCCGGCGGCTCTCATGCCACCTATGAGGAAGTACGCACATTCTCGGAGACTGACCGCTTCTTTGAGTGGTTAGGAGATACCATGCGTCAGTTTGAGAGCATTCAAACCCGCGCCGGTGCTGGCATTCTCGCCATGCAGGACTTCAACCTGTGTCGTGTGTGTTGTCAACTGGAGCACAAGTGTGTGTGCACCATGGTGCGCGACTATGGTCTTCAGACTCGTGAGTACCAGATTGCTCAAGGCTATCAGGTGGGAGAGAAGTTCTCTCGCATGGTGGAAGCAGACGGGCAGACCTGGTTGTACGATTTTGTACCGCATAACGATGGAGTGCACAATTACGCTATGACAACGACCGTCAGCCGAGACGATGTTGTTCTGCGTAAGTTTACTGCTCTAGTCAAGGTGGTGCAGGATGCTAAAGTGGTGGTCCAGAGCTCAGACGCCGACATGGCTGACGTTCTCGGAGAGATTCTTCGCATCCAGGGGCGCAAGAACACAGGACGTGTGATGAAAGCCATCCATTGGTGCGCTGACGTGTATTTGCGCGCTTATGTGCGCTCTCGCTTTGTCCGACGAGCGACTAATGCCGTCATGGAGTGGTCCTTGGCGCGAAAGTTGCTTTTGCGTGGATTCAGATGGTACACTAGCGAACGCAGCGAGTACTACGTGTGGCTGGCGGACGCCTTTCAGTCCTGTTACATGAACCGTCGGTGGAAGATGGTTGTGGGAGGATTGGCTGCTGCCACCGCTATGATCACCACGTACGGACTTTACAAGTCGGTGACTGCACGTGTTCCCAAGGTCCAGGGGCTTCGTCAGTCTGTGGCCGATGACCACTTCGAGAAGACTGAGCGTGTTAACGTTTGGAAGCGTGACGACTACCAGACCTCGTCCATTGATCGGTCCGAGCTTAGTGCTTCTTTTGCGAGCCTTTCCCACGACCAAATCATTAAGGTGGTTGAGCGCAACACTGCTCGCATCAAGGTGTCCAATGGCATTAAGGCACGTGAAGGAAACACGTTCAGCCCATGCGGGCACCTCTGGATGACGAACAACCACACCTTGTTTTCGGAGGGAGATCTCGAAGTCACTCTGTCGGTGATGCCCCACGTGCAGGGGGCTTCAACCAACGTAGTGTTCAAGCTGCGCCAGGTGGACATTCTTCGTGTGGTCGAGCGAGACCTAGCGTTCTTTGAGGTGCACAGTTGGGAAACGAAAAGAGACTTGCGAAAGTTGATCCGTGTTCCGACACTTCGAGGGGCCTATACGGCCACATATGTCACACGCACAAAGGGCATCGCGACTAAGATCCGCAAGGTGAAGTGCGCAGTGCAGAGCGTCAAGGAAGTCCCAGAATTGAACACCACTCTCAACACGTGGACGGGATGGACCGATGACGCTACGGTCGTTGGAGATTGCGGTTCACCTCTGTTTGTTCACCAACCAGTCACTGCGATTGTTGGCATTCACGCTCTGGGTAATGTGCATGGTTCGGTGTGGGCGACAGAAATCGAC